ATCGTGAGCGGATCAAAGTATTGCGGAAGTTTAGGAGTGCGGGTCGCCCGGTGGATTGCAGCCGCCGAACGACCCCGATCAACCCACAGGTCAACCGCATCATGAAGGGCATAGACTCCATGAAGGCCACCAATCCAAGCACAGGGACAGTCCATTGAGCAATGTCCCTGAATTACCAGAACATACTACCAAGTTCATCGCGTCACTCAGCAAAGATGACATAGGGCGGCTAAACTGGCTGCTCCAAGTCATTGAGATGGTCGATGGGTGGTGCAAGATCAACCGCGTTATCGGCAAATTCCTGATCGCGTCTATTATCGGGGCGTTGATATTGTTCTCGCAAGGATTCGACGCCTTGCGAAACCTGCTTTCCTGGGGCGGGAAGCACTAGGGTGGCGATCCCATCGCTGCCCGATGATGTGCTGCAAGAAGCAGTAGATCTCCGGGCCAAGCATCCATCGTCGGCCGCCGCAGCTCGCGCGGCAGGCTTGCCGGAATCGACGTTCAAGAGCCGCCTGAAGGAAGCGCGCGAGCGGTTCGAGATCAAAGAGGTTTCAACCAAGGTTGATGGCTCTTGGGTCAAGCAGACGCGAGAGCGCGGGCCAGAGTTCGCCGTTCCTGAAGGTCATGCCGTCAAAGGCATATCCGCCTTAGTCGATGGCGAAGGCCGAACGGTTCAACAGTGGATCAAGACGAAAGAGGGCGTACTAGACCCCCTCCAGATCGCGGAGCGCCTGAAAACCGCGTTCGAAAACTATAAGCCAGCCGCCCCGAAAACACCATCACTAAAGCGGTTCGACAACGACATTTGCACCCTGATCCCATGCAACGACTGGCATATCGGCATGTTCAGTTGGGGCAAGCAAACCGGCAAGAATTGGGATTTGAAAATTGCCGAAAAGATCATAGGCGATGCCGCTGTCGAGACGGTAACGCGTTCACCAGCCAGTAAGGAATGCATCATCCTTGGCGGCGGCGATCTGCTGCATGCCGACAACAAGCGCAACGAGACGACAGGCGGAACGCCGCAAGACGTAGACGGCCGATATGAGAAGGTCATCGACGTTGCGACGCGCATCATGCTCCGCACAATCGAGGCCGCTCTACGGCGCCACCAGCACGTCACGGTTCGGCTTCTCAAGGGCAACCACGATGAGCACGCATCAACCGCCGTCGTGTATTTCCTGAAGGGCTGGTACCGGAACGAGCGGCGCATTACAATCGACGCGGACCCTGCGGAATATTTCTGGCACCGATTTGGTTCGGTCCTCTTGGGCGCCTGTCACGGCCACCAGTCTTCCAACCATATTGCCAAAATGCCATCGATCATGGCGCACCGCCGGGCAGAGGATTGGGGCGCAACCTCACATCGCTACGTTCACGGCTTCCACCTGCACCATTCAGCCAAGTTCGCGACCGAAGGCAACGGCGTGATTTGCGAAATTCATCAGGCGCCGATCCCCCAGGACGCGTGGCATTTTGCCTCCGGCTTCCTGTCGGGTCGATCCATGCAAGCCATCACCTATCACGCGAAGTTCGGTGAGATTGGCCGCGTCCGCACCGCGATCATGGACGCCTGATGAAGTACCATCAGGCCGAAGACGGAGAGTGGTTTCGGCCTAAAAAGAAGGGGTTTCGTGAACAATGTTGTGGGTGCGGACTCGTGCATGTGGTAGACTTTCGCATCGTTGATGGGCGCGTTGAATTGCGCGCGAGACAGGACGCGAGAGCCACGGCCGCAGTTCGCAGGGGCTTCAAGTTTTCACCGGAGGAAGAATGAAAAAGGTTTATATTGCCGGGCCTATGCGCGGCATCCCGGAATTTAATTTCCCAGCATTCTTCGCCGCCGAAGACAAGTTAAGGGCCGGGGGCTACCAGACATTCAACCCGGCTCGGCGCGACAATGAGCGACACGGCGCCGACATCAGCAAGGGCAACGCTACAGGCGATGTGTCGCAGGCCGCCGAAAAACACGGGTTCAACCTTCGCCACGCTCTAGGGCACGATCTGGCTTACATCTGCGCCGAAGCGGATGCGGTCTATATGCTCCCAGGCTGGGAGTCGTCCAAAGGAGCGACAGCGGAAAGGGCGGCGGCCATCGCCCTTGGTCTCGATGTAATTTACGGCTGACGGAATGCGGAGCAATGCGGCCGTCCAGTCGAATACAGAACCATCCCGTCAAGCAGTGGTGAACGAATATCAAAGGCCGGAGGCGGTATGGATACTGCATAAGGAGTTTGACGGGGAGGCCACGTTGTCCATCACCTCGGAAGGCAAGAGCCTGTTTTTCAAGGTCAATCGCCGGCAACTTTTCAACTTGATGTCACAGGGCCACAAAGCCCTAGCGGACATGGAACCACATACGCCGGCAGGCTGGCCCTAGCGCCGCCTCGACCTACGCCAAGCCCGCCACTCCCGACGAAGGCCGATCCACCAGCGGCACACCGTCAGTCCCTCGGCTTGGTGGCGTAGACGGGGAGGGGCGCATCCTGATCCTGCCATGAAATAATTGCTCGGCGCACCTTTTCGACCTCTTGTCTTTTTACGATGGCATGGTCACGCAAGATTGCCTCGATAACGGCGCGGGCGTCGTCAACGTACATGGGCCATGCGGCGTCGATGTGCTTGGCGAAGTAATCCGGGTCCGGCGCTTCGAACTTCGTCGCAGCCAGCGCCCGTGCAACCCGTTCGATCATTTCAGTCATCACATCCTCTTCGCTAAATCACCGTGATGCAGTGACGCGAGCACTGCGGGCGTAGTCCCAAAATTCTTCCGCACTTTAGCGCGGGCCGGGGAGGGCGGTCTAGCGGGCTAGACGAACGGGGTAGCAGATGCCCGCGCTGGCTACACAGACGAAGCCGCAGACGGCAAGCGTTATGCTGGTGGAGCCAAACCAGAAGTACGCCCCAAAGCAAAAGGCGGCGCCGATCAGGCAAAAAGCTGTGGTTCGCATCGATTTTTCCTTAGTCGTGCGCGCATGTTAGGCATTACTGAGCGTCAGGCTTGCTGTATTTCCTTTGCAGCCTGTCGAGGGTAGCCAATTCTTCCGCGATGCGTTGCTGATCGCGCCGAGCGGTTTGCGCGGCTTCCCTTTGGGTACGGGCCGCGTATTCCTCGTCGCTTTCCAAACGTGTCCAGTAGACGGACAACTCAGGGCGCGGGCGGTCATAATCCCCGTCGTCGTCAAACTCGATCTGCACGCTTGCGCGGTGCTCGTCTGGGACAAGGGCAATCAACGCCTGAAGCCACACGATGAACTGCGCCGCTGAAGTAGGCGGCGGGCTGTTGTCGTCCCTGCTATACGAGGGGGTTCGGTAGAGATCAAAGGAAAGCGTCTGCTTTGTCATGTGGCGCCTACTATTCTCTTGTTTCCAAACTTCACCAGGGAACGTCAGCAGCAACCAGCGCCGCGCGGGCCATGGTCAGCCATTTGGCTCGCTCGTATTTAGCGTTCCGCTGCGCCGCTAGGGCTTCCCAATTGCCGCCTCCCGGACGGGCCTCGTATATAGCCTTGGCCACCCGTTCAACGATGTCCATCATCATCTCCTGTCTGGAACCATCTAGTTAGTGCGCGGCATCTGCACGATCACTTCTGCGTCGTCATCCTGGCCGGCGACTGGCAGCATCTCGGGCGGGTACGTCACGATAGGGACGTGCGCGACCAACTGATACATGCGACGGCGCGGCTCATCGCCCGGCTGCCAGAAACTCGTCACCTCGCCAGCGTTTTCGAGCCGTTGCAGTTCCGGGTACAGCGTACCAGAACCGACATTGCAGATCGATGCAATATCAGCGCCGCCCAAGGGTTTGCCAGCACATTCCAACAACTTCCGAATCCGGTCGCCTGCTTTCATCGCCCTTACTCCTTTGCTGTAATCATCTATGAGTGTTCAGTATTTTCCATGGCCGCCGCCGTGGCCGGGTCGTAGCGCCAGCGAAGTTGATCGCAGGCCTCGCGAGCGACGGTGATTAGCTCGTCACGGGTTAGGCGGCGGTCTTCCGCTGACATGCCTCGGGCAATTCGGACCATTGCCCGCCAAGCGATGCCGTATTGGTGATCGTCGAGCTCCACGCTCATTTCTTGTCCCCACATTGCCCATTAGCAACGTCGGACCTGACGGCTTCCAGGGCGGTTATGAGCCGGAGCGCATCCCGTATTGCCTCGACCTCATTGCCTTTGCCGGCAACGACAAACTCTCGCCCCGTTCTCCAGTCGAGACCCATCTTGCCGTTCACCATGTACGACAAGCGCGCCTTGATGCTGTTCTGCTCGACTCTCGTCATTGCTCCTCGTCCTTGATATTCGCTTATCTGTAGGGCTCAGTCGCAATAGTCGGAGAACGAGCGATAGACGAGAGTGCCGTCTGGCGCTTTCCAGCGGCGCGGCGGGTTGCCTTCACCGTGCCAGTTGTATTGTGGGCGCTCTTTGGACGCGACATATTCCATCGTGCATGGCTGACCGGCAGGCCGGAATTTGTTGGTGCACCCGTCTCCGCCGGGGCAGCCTTCCATCGTGCAGTATCGTTCAACCGGCATCGGGCTTCTCCGTGCTCACGATCTCACCGATTGCGCGGTCGCGCTCCTCGTGGTCGCATTTGATCGACTGCACGATCTCGTAGTCGGCCAGCCTGCGCCCGTCCAACCGTTCCACATACGGCCCGTCCTGCACCGATCGATCTTCGATAAAATTCAGGTGCGAGAACGCAGCGTAGGGCGTTGAGGCCAGGCCAAGGTTCTGGACGCCTATGCACTGGTGGTACATGTAGTACCGCTTCCGGCGCGCTCCGGTGAAGTGAAACACCTTCACCACGTCGCCGCGCTCGAACGGAATGCCGCGCTTGTCGAACAGGTTGATTCCCCGGCGCTCTGTCATCGTCAGTAAACCTCAGTCATGGTCAGCCTCCGGCCAGCGGAGGCTGCACGGGAAAAACTGCGGGCAGGTATCGGCCATCGTCGTCTGAAAGCGCGGCGCCCGCGTATTGGTGCATTCGCCGTTATCTTCGCGCGGCTCGCCGTTCGGCAGGAAGCCGTTGCCGTTGTAATATTCGCAGTTCCGGCAGAGCGCCTTGGGCTCTATCCCTTCGTCGAAGAACTGCGCTGGCGCTTTCATGTCGTGCCGACTCCTGTGATGATTGCGCGCGTCAGCCCGCGATCTGGGTTTCGATGCCGTGCAGGTCGCGCATGTCCTTCACGCCTTTGTCGTAGCCGGCCTGTTCAGCCTTGATCACGGCGCGGCGGCTGTCATCTTCCAGCGAGTAGATCGACCGCATCAGGTCGCTATCGTCTGTGCGGTAAGAGGCAAGTTCCTCCTGCGCTTTGCGGAGCGCCACAAGGATATGAACCTCGTGCGAGCGCAGCTTGCATGCCGGCGGATCGGCCGGCTCTGCCCCGAAGTGGTCAGCAGCCCGCTTACGGCTGATGAACAACTCGTCGCAGTGGAAGCATCGCCATTGCTTGCGCATGTTCATTTCTCCGGCGCTGTCTGCTGAGTAGTGGGCCGCGTTACGTGCGCGATGAAATTTTTGCTGTAGTAGGCGCGGATCGAAAAGGTGAGTGTGATGCCCTTCGCGTCCATTACGCGCACGGTCTCGTGGTCGTCTTCTGTGTTCAGCATCTCGCCGCCGGAATGGCTTTCGCATCGCTTCGCGTATTCCATAGCGGCCATCTGGGCGTCATACGCCTTCACTTCCTCCCAATCGCCGTCGCCGTCGACGTTGAGCATCTGGCATTGAAATGTCGGCATGGCGTCGACTCCCTACCTAATGGCCAACGCGGCTTCGGATGAGGGCTTGAAGTATTCTTTGTTGCGCTGCTCGCCAAAGCTCCATGGCGTCGGACGGGTGCGGAACTTGTCGAACCAACTTTCGAGGGCGGCCGTCAGCATCTTTTCCAATTCGATTTCGGCCTCTCGCGTGACTTCGAAATCGGCGCCGTCCTCGCCCCAACACTCGATGTTGTGTTCCTCGTACATCTCGAAGATGGAGTCGGCGGTGAAAATGTCGCTCGTCGGCTTGGCCTTATCGGCCTCTACGATGGTGAAGCCACGATCCTTGCCCTCTTCGGCATGGGCCTGAGCGATGGCCTCCTCTTTGCTATCGTAGGGGCCGTGGTAAAAATCCGGGTCCTGCGTTCCCACGGCCATCCACCATTTGAAATTTCCGTCACTCATCGTTCTCTCCTGGTGTTTGAAATCGACACGATTGCGCCGCTCAGTCCGGCAGCTTGCAGAACGGGCTATCCTTGCCGGCGCGGTGCGCAAGGCCCATGACTTCCTGGGCATAGTCGGCGTGAGGTTCGCTGCAAGCGGCGACTGCCGCGTATCTGGCGAGTGCCGGCCCCGCGAACTGGTCTTTCAGCTTTAAAACGAAAAACTCGTTTTCGGTGCCGGGTTCGCCATACTCGATTAGGCCATTGATGCGCAGCGTATCCAGTGCCGCGGCTACGGCCTTGTTCGGGCCATCGCTCATCGCCTTCCTCAGGTTGATGATGGCGTATTTGCCCCGGCCCCAGGCGTTCCGATCAAGTCGCATCGATCTCTCCTGTTAAATTCTGCGGCGGTGCCTAGCCAACAGAGCTACGCCGTCAGTACCAGTCGGCCGCGTTGTGAAAGACATTGCCATCAGGCGTCACGGTCACTTCGCAACCGTCGTGGGCGATGAAACTGACGTTCTTGTTTTCGGCCCGTGCGGTCGCAATAGCCCGGTCGTTCTCGGCCTTTTCTCTGGCGCGCAGTTCTTCTCTGGCCTTCATGTCTCTGAGCGGGTCGTGGGTCATGTCGTTCTCCTGTTTTCAGATCGGGCCGCGTTCAGGGCGCATCAGCGCGCGGCGTGTTTCAAAGCAGGCGGTTCGATCTTCTCTCCGATGATCGCAAATTCATCGTCGGCGAGTGGCCGCTGTCCATTTATTTGATACCAAGCTGTGCCGCTCCATTCAGCCACGGACCAATCGCAATCCTTGACCCAATAGAAACCCGGCGCGCGGTCGGGTTTGGCGCCAAGGTGGTAGCGGCCACCGTGAAAGCTGATCGCCCCGGCGTCCTTCAACCTCTGAACGGTCTTGTGGCTCGCGTAACGGGGCAGGCAACCATTGGCCTTCACCTGCTCAAGAATGCGATGTGCCGCGCCCCGCCGATCCCGAATGTTGCGTCCACCGATTTCCATCACGCTTACCTCTCCTCAGTGCCGGCCAGCGTCATCTGCGGTGAGCAGATCGCGGGATACGTTCAGAACTTTGAGGGCGTTGGCATGCCCGTCGTGGACTTGAACAAGGGCAATCCCGATGCCGGACATGGCCGCGCCAACCGTGCCACGGGTAAAGCCCATCGATTCCAGATTGTTGACGCACTCACCGATGACAGCCTTCAGCAGGTCTGCTTCATCGCGGGAGGTCATCCGTTGCCCGCTCATGACCGCGCCCCCACATGATCGGCGGGAGGGGCGGGGAGAGGCGCCCAATGGGTCGCGTTGCCGTTCAACGGAAAGGTGCACGTCCCATGCAGGCCCTTGAAGCCGGAGGACCACACGTGCCAGCCGTTGGAGGTGAGAGTGGCTACCTGCACCCAGACCCACTGGCCGAGGCCGGCCGGCTCGCCGGCTTCCTCGTCACGGGGCACGCTCCAACAGCCGACAAGCGCCAAGCCGCGAAACTTCATCCAGTCTGCCGGCTTCGGCGCCGTCTCGATTGGCTGCCAGTCCATCACCGACCTCCCTTGTGCTCGGCGTAGGCCGTGGTGAAGGCGGACCAGTCAGCGAGGCCGAGCTTCCGCAGCGCGAAGGATTGCTTCCACGGGGTCTGGGCTTTGGTTCGCATCGACCAGAGGGCGCGATGGCCCTTCATGATCAGATCTTCCGGCCATTGCTCGAACAGGCTGCGGGTGTCCATCCAGCGCTCGAACGCCTTCGGATCGGTCGGGATTGCATGGCTGCCCTGCACAGACGGGGAACATTTTTCCACGGCCTGTCCACGTCCAGCAGCGTCATGTTCACGTCGCGTTCCGTCAGGTTGCGTATACTGGTCGGAACCGGCATCCGGGCAAGCCCCTTGATATTCAAGGGAAATACCGACTTTGCCGACTCCGCTGGACTGTGCTACCTCTCCCAGGGGAAGGGGTTCATAACCCGGCTTAACCACTTGAGTTTCCGACATAATCTCCAATTCCTATTTTAATTCCACGCCCTGTCCACGAGTCAGCGTCTTGCGCTCTCCACGTCGGCAGCAGTGACCTTGCCGGCCAGCATCAGGCGCAACAGGATCGCCGCGACCCCGCTCACGCCGTCCTTGGCCCATCTACGAGAGGTCACGTCGTTCACTCCGAATAGGCGCGCGGCCCCGACCTGGGTCAGGTCCAGCTTGGCCAAGGCGGCGCGGTACTGTTTCGCTGTCATAAGTCCAACCTAGTGCATTTTGCATGGGATGCAATATGCACTACCCGAACTTTGATTCACGTTTTATTACAGAGCCGGGCGTCGGCAGGTTGACGGCCTGTCGCGCTTCCTCAGAGGACTCGCTGTGCGAATATCGCTCGACCGAATCCGCGTCGGTCCATGCGCCGGTACGTGTGAGGCCAACGCTGTCGAGCCCGGCATAGCGCCGCATCCACGTCCCGTAGTTATGCCGAAACACATGGAAGGCCGTGCCCTTCGGCAGCGCGATCCCGGCAAGGTCACATGCCTGCTTGAACAACTCCCGCAGCTCGCGCCCGTCCTTGAAGCGGAATACCGGCCCCTTGCGGTCCATGCCGCGTGGATGGTTCGCCAGTGCAGCAACGACGACCGGGGGCAGGTACACGGGGCGCGGCTCGCCGGTCTTGGTGTCTCCGATGTAGGCGAACGCCCGTTCCAATTCGACGCGTTCGCAATCCATCTCCTCTAGCGGCTCGCTCACCCGCATCCCGGTGTAATTCAGGAGGGTGCAAAGGACGCCCAACTCGCGGTCAACCTTGGTGGCCGCTTCAAGCAGCTTGAACGTCGGCTCCGGCGCCAACCAAAAGGTACGCTTGTTGCCCTTCCAGCCCTTCGGCCGTTTGATGTGCCGCTCGATGCCGGCGCGCTTCATCACGGCCGAAATCGGCGTATAGACTTGCCTGTTTTTGGTCGAGGCCGGACCGTCCGGGTAAAGCTGGTCCGCTACGGAATCGATGGCGATCTGGTCAATGTCGGCCAGAGGCTTCGCGCCCATCAGTTTCAGGATCGGGCCGAGATACTGCCGCTCGCCGCCCGCCTGCATGTACGCGATGGCGGCGCTTAGGAAGGTTGCTTCTGCCGGCTTGACGGCGCGCTTGCGGGAAAACTCACCACGTTCGGCTTGCTCGCGCCACGTCTTGAGGATGCGCCCCGCCGCTTTTCGGTCAGCAGTTTCTGTGCTGTCGTCCACTCGGATTCCGAGGTACGTCCCCCGGACATACCAGTTCTGGGTTTTGCCTTTGCGCGGCGGGACGAGCTTCCAGGGCATGGCAACGCCTCGATCAGTCGGAGGACATCTTCATCGGTGAACAACTTCGTTCGGCCGGCTAGCCGATAGTACTTGTGCTCGGCAACAAAGTCCCGTAGCCAGCGCGGGGTCTTCCGCAGCTTCTCCGCAACTTCATCGAACGTGTACAAAGCCATCATTGGCTTACCTTTTTTGAACTCACATATCAGTCGTCAGAGCGCGCGCCGAAGAAATCCGGCGTTTTTTCACATCGAAACGGCCTGACGACAGTTTCAGTGACTGGCGAGAATGCCGTGCAGCATGGACGCCCGTCGCGCCCGTGTATCCATTCCTTGGGATACTTTGGGTGGTCGATTTCGTAGGCAAATGTCCTTGCCAGTATCTGGCATCCGGTTGCCGGGTCGTTGATGTCCGGGTCCTTCCGATACTCCGCATCTCGCGCACAGTGGTCGCACCAAGCATCATCGAAGGCCATGCCTTCAGTGCCGGACCCAGGCCGGTACGGTTTCAACGCGCGCTCCAAACAGGAGTCGGTGGCTGTCGCTGCCTTGCCGTCGATGACGGTCTCGACTTCATGCCACGGCTCATATTTTGCGCCCATAGCATCCTCTAAAGATTAATCGCGGTGAACAGCACGATGGCGAACACGGCCAGAACGAACAGGCTCGTGTACATCTTGGCGTCGATGTCGGCGTGGGACTTGCAGTCGCTATAGTCGAGCGGCTTCCAATTCATGGAAGCCACCAGCGCCACCAGAAGCCCAGCGCCCAGATCGTCGGCGGCGCGACAATAAAGCCGAAGGCAAAAATGCCGAATGCCGCGCCTGCACCTTTAAGTATGTCCTTCATGTTCGCCGCTCCATCGCGTCCGCGATCCGCTCCACGGCCGTGACGAACCGATCCATGGTGTCGAGCATCATCATTTGCTCGGTGCGCTCCCGGACCTGAAATTCCATATCCTTGAGCTTCGCGCGCTCGACCTTTCGGGCTTCGTACTGTTCTTTCGGGGTCATCTGTTGGGTTCCGTCCCTAGATCTGTCAGTAGTCGACTACGCGCCCTTGGCGACCATTTCGCGGATTCGCTTTGCCACAAGGCGCTCGGCCTCGGCGCCCTGGGTGGGCAGGCAGTCTCTCTGATAGGCGTCATCAGTGAAAAGGTAGCTGGACTGCTTCCAGCTCAGGCCGAAGAACGCCTCGACCGCAGGGAATCCGTCTTCCCCGGCGAAAATAGGCTCAATGGCGTTGTCGTGTTTATCTGGCGTCCATGTGAGGCCGTCGGCCGCGAACACGCCGGACAGGCATGCCAGCCCCACTGCACACGCCGTCGTCTTGCAGTCGAGCTTTTCCAGCTTGTCAGGAAACTTTCCTCGGCTCCCGTGCGTGGCCCACAAGCCAAGGTCGAACTTGACGCCCTTCGGATTGTCGGCGTCCTGCTCAAGCAGATCAGCAAGTTTCAGAAGTCGTTCGGTGTGCACGTCTCTCTCCTATGAATTTTGCGGCGCAGTTTCCGTATTAGCGCGCGGCGTCAGCTTTTGAGCTTCACATCGACCTTGAGGGCTTCGGAGACCTCCTTGAGTTTGATCTTCACCGCGCGCTCGATGCCCTCGACGATCTTCGAGTTCGCCGTTTTGAGCGCCCCTTCCATGGCGGTCTGGATGCTGTATTGCAGATGCTTATGGACGATGTGGCTAACGCGCGTGCCTGAAGCCTTCCAGCTATAGGCATCGCGCTCTCCCTTCGCCCGGCCTTCATAGTCGACAGGCTCGACGAGGTACGCCTCTGCCCGCTGCACCAGGTACTCGGTAAACGTCAGCTTCTGGCCGGTCCGCTCGCCCCACTGGTTGGTCTGCTGGAGGCAGAGGTTTTCCACGTACTGCTCAATGTTTGGAAGCACGTTTCGGCCGGCGATAGCCGAAACCGCCGCGTCGATCTTCTCCGCGACTTTCTTTTCAAGCGCCTTCATGAATGCGGTGTCGCGGGCGCCGGCCGGCTCGCCGTCTTCGTCGTACACCGGATATTCCAGCACCGAGTCCGCGACGCGCTGAACGACGCGGTCGATCAGCTCGTTGGATGTGATGCCCAAGGACTCGATGGTGATCGCGGTCATAAATCCCTCCTGTTGTGTTGGTTTTGACTAATCGTTGATCGCGTGCATCAGCGCAGCACGACAGACCCGTCTATTTTCTTCTTCCATCGGCTGTTGCGAGAGGCCGGGAAGCGTGAAGGCTTGCGAATGCCGAGATGCGATGCGCGGATGCGATCAGTCTTGGCTTTGACAGGAGCCTCCGAAACAGTCTTGGCAATCGCGCAAGCTTGGTGCGCTGGCCCCATGTTCGTTTCATCGTCTGCGCCTCCCATCCACAGGGGCTTTTCGTGTTCAACGATCCACTTGGCGCCATGCTCGGCGTCGATCTTGGTGTGACAGATGCAGCAGACGCCCTTCGTGCTATCGAAGATGCGGGTGCGCATAAGGCGGGTGAGGTGACGACGGCGGCTCATTGCGTCGGCCCCATGGTCGGGTCGCTCCAGACAATTCCGTTCTCGGCTCCCCACGCAAAGATGAACTCGATAAGCTCCGACATTTCGTTTTTGGACAGGTCGGACGACCGGCCGCCCCACGGGATGAACGTCGAGCCGTCCAGGGCAGGGAGGAATTGCACCTCGTTGCCGCAGGCGTGCATGAACAGGATTTTCCATTGGTCGGTCGTGTATTTCTTGCCGCAGTGTGTGGCCTGTCGCGCAACGTCCGTGAGCATTGCCCAAAGCCGATCATTTTGCGGAATGCTCCGCTTCGTCTGCTTGAACTCCAGCCGCGTGCCGGTAGGCGCCTTCGATACCCAACGGACCGCGCGCTGGCGATCAACCTCAGAATGAACGGTGATTAGGGCTCTGCTCATGGTCGTCACCTAGAACGGAATTTGGTCGTCCATGTCTTCCGCGTAGTCCTTCATGGACCCGCGCCCTGGCACATTGCCGCCCGGCGGCTTGATATCGTCCGGCCGTTCGCGCTCGGCTGGCGCGTCGCCGCTCTTGCCGTCCAGCATCGTCAGAACGGAGTTGAAACCGTTCAGCACGACCTCGGTTGAGTACCGTTCAACGTCGTTTTTGTCGGTCCACTTGCGGGTTTGAAGCGCACCTTCGATGTAGACCTTGGCGCCCTTTTTCAGGTATTGCTCGGCAACCTTGCAAAGCCCATCATTGAAAATGACGACGCGGTGCCACTCGGTTTTCTCTTTGCGCTCGCCCGAAGTTTTGTCGCGCCAGTTTTCCGACGTTGCGACCGTCAGGTTTGCGATGGCCTTGCCGTCCTGAGTGCGTCGGATTTCAGGATCGCGGCCTAGATTGCCGACGACGATGACCTTGTTGACTGAGCCCGCCATTATGCTGCTTCCTTGTTGCGCAGGTCGGCGAGCATTTCCTCGCACTGAAGGCGAAGAATGTCCTGCCAGTCTTCGGGGAGAACCTTGATCCGGTCGGCGTTGCCGGCCATCCATTCCTTGAGGTGCGCCCGCGAGACGCACGCCTGGACCTCCTTTTGCATCTTGCTGTATGCCTCGCGGGCGTCCTTTTTCGGCAGCGTGGCGATCTGGCGCGCGTTGCCGTTCGACGGCGATTGCGTGAAGTCGTCCGCCTCGGCGTCGGAGTAGAGCGTGCCGTGCGCGTTCAGCAGTTTCAGGATCACGCGATCCTTGGCGCGCTTTTCGGCCATGGCGTAGCAATAGGCATTCTTGTTGTTGGCCGGCGATGCTTCGCCAATCGACCATTCGGCGCGGTCACCAAGGCGGCCGGTAACGCACATAGCCACGATCTTGTCGGCGCCCTTGCCTTCGATGATGGTCGGCGGATCGAACTGAATGCCCTGGCCAGCCGCCGCGCGCTCCAGGGCCGCGTGCTTGACCGCCCAAGCGCCCCCGGCGCGGACCTCCCACACCTCATCGGCGGCGATGGCGTAGCGTTCCATAAGCTCTAGGATCGCGTCGGAAGGCTTTCCCATGGTCATTCTGCCGCCTGTAGGGCGGGCTCCTGATACGGCTGGAAATTGTCCGCCAGCGTTTGCAGCTTGTCGGCAGCTTCACGAAGGCGGGCCGCCGACATGCGCAGTTCGAGCCCGCGCAAATCGAGCATTCCGCATTGGTGCCAGCGTTCCAGACAGCCGGCGCGGCGCTCGATGTTGGCAGTCTCGCGCCATACGTCGTGAATCTCTCGTTCAAGGTCGAACATCACGCGGTCCTCCGGTTACGTCGGTCCAACTTGTTCTCGTAGTCCAATTGCTCGGCCATCAACTTCGTCATGTGGAATTGTGGAATGCTGCCGTTTTGGCCGGAGCGAACGAGACGCAAGAATTGAGCTTTGTATTCCTCGATCTGCCGGCGGCGCTCGATGGCCTGCTTGCGTTCGCGTTCGGAGGCTTTCATTGAATGTCCCCCAGGAAGTAAGCGGCAATCGCGCCAAGGTTCATGATCGCGGAGCCGAACAGGACTATGGCGATGAGCGCGACCAGATCGGAGACTTGTGTGACAGGGGCGCGGGTCATGATCACTCCGCAGCCTGAAGCATCGCAGCCGACCGATCTCGGCGAATGCCGTAGTCGATGTGCCCGACGATCTCGCCCTTGACCGTGATGTTGTCGAAATGATCGTCGTTATCGATGCAGTCCACATCGTCCTCGTCGCAATTCATGTTGGCGGCGACGTTTCTGACGACCCACCACCACAATTCAGCGGTTGACGCTGAAAACGTGGATTTGATCTCCCGGCCGTCGTTGAGCTGGATCGTGATGCGGCGAAGGTGCTGGGCCATCGGGTGTCTCCCTGTTCGTAGGGGCGGGCGGGGCATTTGCGCCCCGCCGTGCCATTAGGCGTGGGCAGCGTCGCCGTTCGCCGTAACGGGGATGGTGGTGGAGGCGCGGGTTTCAGCACCCGAGATGCGCGGGAGGCAGAGCCGGAGTGAGCCCGAGCCGGCCACGAAGCGAACATCGGTCGTCTTGATGCTCGGCTTCTTCGCCCAGCCGATGTGGTAAACGCCGACATTGATTGTCGAGGTGCCGGTGCAGCGCTTGTTCGAGTTCATCACTTTGTAAGAGTGGGGCGCTCCCTCGTCGCAGGGTGTGATGGCGAGCCAGCCGGCATCCGGGCCGGACCCCACGGCGACCTTCGCGCGATTGCCGAGGCCGATTTCTTCCGCGATGTCGCGGGAAATCACGATCTGCGCGCTGCCGCCGGACGAGCGGATCTTGACGGCGTTGGCGAGCTTGGCCCGGCCAACCTTCAGGCCCGGAATGATCTGGGTGAAGGACATCTATCTCTCCCTTGAGGAAGGGAGCGGTGCGCTCCCCATCGGTGATCCGATAGAGGGGAGACTAAACCAAGCCGGTAGGAAATACAATAGGTCCGACCAAAATAATTTAGCCAAGATGGTAGGATCGCCAAAGACGCAATACGGCCAAAGGCTTAAATGAGTCGGATTTTAGCGGCGAAGGGCCTTGATTAGCCGGATGGCCTGGTCGCGGACCTCTTCGGGCTGATCGCGAAGCAGTGCGTCGGCGCTGGGCGTGGTCGGCAGCCGGTATAGGTCGGATATCTCGATATCCAACGCCTCTGCAATGGCCGCCTGAGCGTGCATGTCCGGCTGGCGCTTACCCGTCTCCCATCGGGAAACGGTCACATCAGACGTGCCCAGGCGGTCGGCGAGCTGCTGTTGGGACAACTGCCGATGCTCACGCCATAGGGCGATGTAGATCTTGAAGGGCCGCCGGGGGCCGATGCGCGCTGGCATGTGGATAACTTGCCTACCATCCTGGATAAGTCACTTGACCAAAATGGTTGCCCGCCGCGCTTGACGGTCCTACCAGATTGGTTTATATGACGGGGATGGTCGATCTTCACCCGATACGCCAATACCGTGACAAACGGGGCATCACCCAAGAGGCTCTTGCCAGAGAGCTTCGTGTGCATCCGTTCACGGTCTCTCGATGGGAAACCCGTTCTCGCCAGGTCGATAGAGAAATTTTGCCAAAAGTGTCCGAGGTCACCGGGATTCCGGCCGGCGAACTTCGTCCAGACCTTCTCGCTGAACTGCACGCCCTCGTCGGGGGCGAGCCATGATCTCAGCGCGCGGGCCTTGGGAATCTCACGATCTTGTCGGCCGCGTCCAATTCGTCGGCCAGTTCGATGAGCTGCTTTGCCATCGGTCGCAGCGCGTTCTTGGAAATGACGGCGCTGTATTCCAGCCGGAGCACGCTGTTCCGCTTCGATGCGAGGTAAAATCTCACATCGTGGTCGTTGGCCGGCTCCACCCGCAGAATGTCGGTAATGTAATAGTCGGGCTCGTTTCCCGTCTCGAAAACGTCGAGGCGTGGCATTTCCATTTAACCCTCCCGGACGCAACAACTTCACCCCGGAGGCATCGTGCTCAAACCTGGAACTATAACAAGCCATATTATCAAAATACGTATTCAACATTACGCGAATGTGAGATTGGCGCGTCGCGTAACGTGCATTTGATTGATGAATTTCTGAACGATCCACAGACGATGCAGCGCGATACCGCACGCTCGGTTGTGTTCCCAAAATGCAACTCAGTTCGAATGCTCGGCGCTCCCTCCCTGTCCCCACAGGTGCCGAGCCGGCGCGCGACACGCACTCGTCCCAACGGACGGTCGCGCGCCACCTTTTCTCTCGGCGGCGTGGAGAGTAGACACGCTGATACATCCTCAAGGCTCGATTGGGTTGGAAGCGCAGCGCTGGCAATACCAGCGTCGGAGACGGCCATTGCGCTGAAAAGCGGATGGACCCTGGATGCGTGCGGTGCAAGTCCGCAATCGCGCAAGCGATCTCAAGGCTCGGACCCAGGATGTAACGGAGCCATAGCTGGCGTAACGCCCAGCCCGAGAGAAGCTTCTCCCTGCCGGCATTCCTCCCGCCGGTTGACTGCGCGGGCCGTCCCAACATGGCAACGGCCCGCGCCTCTTTCTCCAATGCATCGGAGAGTAAAACAATGAAATTCGCACTGTGCGTCGCCGGCGGTTTAGTGCCGGCCGCGTTCACGTATCTCACTGGATACGGGGTACTTGAGTGGCAGTTTTGGGCCATATGCATGCCGTTCGCGATTGCCTTCGGCGGAGCTTGTGGATTGATCGCCGCTCGCTGCGCGTAGCCGCCAGCCGCACAAACTAATCACTTCCGCGCTTGGTGCTCTGCAAAGCCCCTCTGCGCGCAACATAACCAACCGCCACTGTGCTGGCGGGATTGAAGTAGGAATCTCTAATCGCTGCCTCTGTGCCGTCCTTTCCATACCAGGAAAATGACATAGGGGTTTTCGCAGATGTCCGAATTTCGAGAGCACATTTCCGAAAAATCGTCGGAGCCGTACAGGATGAGTGCCGTAGCAGAAGCCCAAACACTGGTTCGCGTAATCGCTGAACCGCGCGCTGTTGGCGACAGCGTGAAGACCTCGATTAACAAAGCAGCCCGTCGCCTCGGGTTCTCGTTCTCTCGTGCCAAGGACATTTGGTATGGCGATGCCCGCCGGATCGACGCCGCCGAAATCGACAAACTCCGTGAACTCGCCGGACAACGCCGGCTCCACTTGGCTCGCAAGAGCGTACTGGAGCTTCGTCACGCATTGGCCGGTTCGGATGAGGGAAGCCATCGCGAAGCTGTTGCTTCGCTCGATCACGCGCTTCGCCAGTTGGGTGCCGAAATACGCACCATGGATGACCAGAGGTGAGAAATGATGACACGCAAATCGCTTGCTGACGCCATCGACGGCTACGAAGCCGAGATCAAGCTTCTGCAGGACGGCAAAGCAGAAACATACGCCGCCTATCGCGAGCAGATGAAATCCACGGGCGCCGGCAAGGACGCTGTGAGGCTCGAAATGCTGGCGATCAAGACGGCTATCCGTCAGCGCCGCGCGCTCGCTGAGGACGCCAGCGGAGTGGAGGAGCGCGACAGCCTAACCGACGAAATCCTCACGGAAATTCGTTCTGGCACGCATCCTGCAATCGCGCGTGCGGGTGCGCGAGAAGATCACGCGGCAGCGTAGGGGCTCGTCATGAAAGGCCGATCCGTGCTTTGGACCGACGAGGAAACCCAAACGGCCGTGCGCCTTAAGGCTGACGGCATGGGGGTGCCGCAGATAGCTCGGGTGCTTGGCCGGACTGCGGCGGCATTACATTGCCGATTCAAGTTCATCGCGCTGTCACCGGAGCAGAAGGCTGCGCGGTACAAGAAATACCACGTGAAGGCGAACGAGCGCCGCCGGATGGAGCCAAAGCACAGCTCAGGTTTGCACCTGCGCTACATCCACCGACCATCGGCTGAGCAGGTCGCCGAGCGCGACGAACGATTCAGCAAGCCGCGCAGCTTTGCCCAACTGTATCTCGGTGATCCGTTGCCCGGTCAATCAGCGTTGGACAAGCGTAGCATGGAGTCGCGTCATGGGACCAATTGAGCAGCAGACCCGTCAGGAGGCGATAGAGCGCCGAGCGCGGTTGTTCTCGCCGCCACCAGCGAAGCCTCCGTCGAAGCCTGAGCCGGCGCCAGCATTCCTATATCGCGGCAAGCCATATCGCCAAGCCGAGTGGGAGCCTCTGTCCGTCACGGAGTGGTGGCAACAGGAAATTCGCGCGATTCCGGTCAAGACGATCATCCGGGCCGTGGCATTCGAGTATGGCGTTCCCTTGAATGATATACTCAGCGGGCGCCGTACCGCTTGTGTCGTCCGGCCGCGTCAGATCGCCATGTATCTGGCGAAAAAGCTAACGACGCGGTCCCTCCCGGAAATCGGACGGTGCTTTGGCGGGAAGGATCACACGACAGTTTTACACGCGGTTCGCAAGGTCGAAAGCCTTCTGAAGTCAGACATGGAGTTGGTGGGCCTCGTTGCGAAGTTGGAGGCGCGTGTTTCGCAGGCATGATCTCGCTCAACCTTCCCAAGCCGCCATCGGTCAATAACCTGCACTTAAACGTGCGGGGGCGCGGTCGCGTGAAGTCGCCAAAGTATCGGGCGTGGATCGAGGAGGCCGGGTATGCCGTGGCAATTGCCCGCCCGGCCAAGCTGCAAGGCCCGGTATCGATCAACTGCGAATTTGAAGATAAGGGCAGCGGCGACATCGACAATTTCTCGAAAGCCGTTTTGGACCTGCTTGTGCGCCATCAAGTGATCGAGGACGACAGGCGTTCCATTGTCCGCCGGTTAAATTTGAGTTGGTCCCCAGAAATCACAGGTTGCCAAGTCACCATCACGCCGGAGGCGAAATGAGCGGGAAATATCAGAGCGTGCACGTCACAGACCATGCGCTGATCAGATACATCGAGCGTGTGCATGGGATAGACCTGGAGGATGTAAGAGCGGAGGTGGCTCGCGTCTGCGAGCAGGCCGCCGGGGTGTCTGGAAATGTCACCATTCGCGCGGACGGTCATTTCTTCGAGTGCCGTGACGGCACTGTCGTGACCGTTACCCCGGTCGGCTACAACCGTACCAAGCGGCGGCTGATGGCTGAGGAAGCCGCTGCCTGATGGCTCGCATCCGCACAATCAAGCCCGAGTTCTTCCGGCATGAAGCCTTGTTCGAGGCAGAGCGGGCGACCGACTTGCCGTTGCGACTGGCGTACGCCGGCCTGTGGACTGCCGCTGATCGTGAAGGTCGGTTCAAGTGGAAGCCGCGCGAACTGAAGCTCGATTGCCTGCCGTATGACGATGTGGACTTTGCCGCCGTGCTGGACGCGCTGCACCAGTGCGGGGCCGTCGTAAAGTACACATTCGAGGGCGCCGAGTACGGCCATATCCCTAGCTGGCACAAGCACCAGCACATTAATCAACGTGAAGCTCAGAGCACCTTACCGGACCCAGCTAGTGCAAGCACGTGCATGCATATTCCTGCACATGGGGAAGGGAAGGGAAGGGAAGGGAATGGAAATATTGGTGGTGGAGGTACGCGCGAGCCGTTGGTGTCTCGAGAGGCAATCGAGTGCGCCGAGCTCGTAGCTACCATTGCTGGCCTTCCTGATCCGAAGGGTTGGCCGCCGAACTGGTGCGGAGCACCGATGCGAGCTCAAGAACTCATCGCGAACGGCTGGACGAGAGGCGATTTCGAGGCCGGTGCTCGAGCAACGATGACCGGGAAAACCGACCCGCCCGCCAGCTTTCGATATTTCGAGCCTGCAATCGCTCGAGCATACGCAACCCGAACCGCCCCTATTCCTGTCGGAAAGCCGGAGAGATCGAATGCAAAAGTTGGGAATGTCCTTGGAGCCGCAGACGAACTCATTGATCTCGTCCGACAATTCGATGAGCCCGCCCCTCGAGAGGGTGCAGTACGCATCGGAACGAGCTCGGCTGCTATTCGGGCAATACCGCAAGGGTGACGCGAACGACCCGCAGACCTATGTGGCGACCATCGCGGCGATCATGGCTGACTATCCGCTCGAGATAATCAAACACGTCACGGACCCGCGCACGGGCATCGCAGCCAATCCGCCGGGTGATTGGACGGGCATGCCAAATCCGGCTGACGTGAAGCGGGCGCTCGAGGAGCGAAGGCGATATCTCGAGAGAGTTGCAGAGGGTGAACGCTGGCAGGCTCGCCTAGCCGCGTCGAAGGCTGTCGAAAGGCTTCCCGCGCCACGCAAAGAGCACATCGAGGGCTGAGAATGGCACGACGCTCAAAGCTAAAACACGCGGTATCTCTCGCCGGCCCAGGCAGCGCCGTACACGACCGCAGGGCGCAGGATCTCACGATCAACGCGGTTGTGGCTCCTGTCGAGATGGCGGACCCATTCGGGGATCGTGTCGTGGTGCTGCGAAGCCTCCGGGACGATCCATTGGCAGGCATGTTCGCCCGCCGGCAGATCGATCAGGCTCAGTACGACGCCGGCCGGGAATGGCAGCGCCTGACTGAGCAAACCGAGGTGGGTAACATCCGGGCCATCGACACGACCAAGGAGGCGGTAGACGGCGGCCGGTTTCCAGAGCCGTTATCGGACAATGCCGCGCGTGCGTTCAAGGAGCTAAACCGGGCTCACGGGCTGCTTGGCATGATCGGTGAGAACATCGTCCGGGAAATTCTCGGTAGCCGTCTGTCGATCATGGAGATGGCGCAGCGCCGTGGCTACACGACAAGGACGGAGATTGAGTTCATGGGCAAGCGATTCCGGGAGGCGCTGGACACGCTGGCTGTGGCATTTGGGTGTGCGACGGGAGGGCGGTGATGCTAACCAGAATACGTGGGCCAATCCTTGATCGTATGGGCGCGGACCCGACCTCATACGATGCTCGGATATTCGCTGTGGACCGAACTCCGGGCGGGACATTCATTGTCGAGGAGCAGTGCGACGCATATTTTCGCGTGGAGATTACGGCCGATGAGCTTCGCGCGCTGGGGCAGGAATTGATTGACGCCGCGAACTCCGTCGAACGAACACCAGTGGTGACGGTCAGCGAGCATGGCGGTCAAAGTCCCCCAAATAACAGTGGACAAAAACACTCACTATTGACCCCAGGGGCGAACGGGGTATGATTCGGTATAGTGATTTGCTGCGCCCGGTCGAAAGGTCGGGCGTTTTGAATCCAGGGTGCAGATGGCCCCCCGCGCATCGCGTCTGATCAACGCGGTATCTCCGAAAGCCATCAACATTCCCCCTAGCCGACACGTTCGGTTTGACAGACCAGTCCTTAACCGGGCTGGCCTTTTCATTTGGTGCCAATGCTCGCCGAGCCAATCAGACTCTACGATTACACCTACACCCAATGGCGAGAGATAGCAGACCGCATCCGCAAGGACTGGTCAGAGGACGATCTAGACGAGTCATGGATGCGGCATATTGAGTTTCCAGTGAGAGCGCAGGCTGAAACGAGCCATGGGCCGGCCTAGCGATTACAAACCAGAGTTTTGCGAGGAAGCTCGGAAGCTATGCGAGGGTGGGGCCACTGACATCGAAGTGGCTGATGCGTTAGAGATTTCTGCCGCCACGCTATATCGATGGAAAGCCAAGCATCCAGAGTTCTGCGAGGCCCTAAAGGCCGGCAAAACAGTGGCGGATGAACGGGTTGAGCGCAGTCTGTACGCCAAGGCGACGGGCTACTCGTTTGATGCGGTCAAGATATTTATGCCGGCTGGCGCCAAAGAGCCCGTCTATGCGCCATACCGCGAGCATGTCGCGCCCGACACCACGGCGGCCATCTTCTGGTTGAAGAACCGGCGCCCGGATTTGTGGCGCGACAAACACGATCATGAGCACGGCGGCAAGGATGGCGGTCCAATAGTGGTTTCATGGCTGCAAAGCGGATCGTAATCCCCTACGCGCCGCGCCCGCAGTTCGAGCCATACCACAACAGAACCGAACGCTTTTCCAAAATCGTCGCACATCGGCGCTTTGGCAAAACGGTCGGCTGCATCAACGACAAGATCAAGCAGGCGATAACGAACCCGAGGCAGTTCCCGCCGCCTCGGTACTCGTACATCGCCCCGACATTCACCCAGGCCAAGGACGTGGCTTGGAGCTACGTTAAGCATTACTGCCAAGCCATTCCGGGCGTGAAGACCTCGGAATCGGAATTGTTCGTTGAGTTCCCGCATAACGCGGCGCGGTTCAAGCTCTACGGGGCTGACAACTACGACCGTATGCGCGGCACGTACAACGACGATGTGACGATTGACGAGCCGGCGCAGATCGATCCGAGGGCGTGGCCCGAGGTTATCCGTCCGACGCTGGCCGACTTCAACGGCGGCGCCACGTTCATTGGCACGCCGAAGGGTCGTGACTGGTTTTACAAGATCGATAAGGACGAGGCTGGCGCCGAATTGCCTGGCTGGTTCCGGCTGATCCTGAAGGCGAGCGAGACGGGCATCATCGCCCCGGATGAGTTGGACAGCCTCCGTTCGGGCTTGACCGAGGAACAATACGCCCAGGAGTTCGAATGCTCCTTCGACGCGGCTGTGGTCGGCGCCTACTACGGCCGGCTGATGGCGGCGGCCGAACAGGACAAGCGCATCACGGGCGTCCCCTATGAACCGACGGCGCAGGTCTACACGGCTTGGGACTTGGGTATCCGGGATAGTACGGCCATTTGGTTCGCTCAGGTTATCGGCCGCGAGATCCACATCATCGACTACTACGAAGCGTCGGGCGTGGATCTTGGTCATTATGTCCGGGAAATCTTCAACAAGCCGTACATTTACGCGGGCCATATTGTACCGCACGACGCCCAGGCGAAAGAGTTGGGAACGGGCAAAAGCCGCCTTGAAGTTCTGGAAAGCCTGCAACTCAAGAATATCACGGTTGCTGCGATGCATCGGGTGGAAGACGGCATCAACGCCGCCCGCACGATCATCCCGCGATGTTGGTTTGACGCCAAGAAATGCTCGCGCGGCATCGACGCGCTGAAACTGTACCGCTCCGAATATGACGAGAAGCTACAGGCCCTTAAGCCGCGCCCTGTCCATGACTGGACGAGCCACGCGGCCGACGCCTTCCGCTATCTCGCGATGACATTGGACAGCCAGATAGTGAACACCGGATTTAACCGCACGATCAGCTACCCGAGGCTCGGCGTAGCCTAATGCCCAAGATGGACCTGCTCACGCTCAAAAGCCTCTTGGCCGATGAGAAAGCAGCCGCTATGGCCGCTCAGTCCGCAGCCGAGCTAAGCCAAGAACGCTCCGACGCGATGGACTACTACCTCGGTGACATGTCCAAGGACATGCCGACCCAGGAGGGTAAGTCCAAAGCCGTGTCGACCGATGTAATGGACACCATCGAGGGGCTGATGCCTCCGTTGATGGACATCTTCTGTGGGTCTGACGAGGTTGTCAGGTTCGAGCCGGTCGGGCCGGAAGACGAAGATGCCGCACAGCAGGAAACCGACTACACCAATCACGTCTTCATGCAACAGAATCCGGGATTCATGGTCCTGTATTCGTTCATCAAAGACGCGTTGTTGCAGAAGGTCGGCATCGTCAAGGTGTTCGCTGAGGAATACCAGGACGAACAGCGCGAGACGTATTTAGACCAGTCCGACGATGCATTCGCCCTGTTGGCCCAAGCCGTCATGGCTGAGGACTCAGGCCTTGAGATCATCGAGCATACGCCTAAGACCGATGAGGCGACGGGTGCGGTCACGCACGATGTGACGGTCCTAACGACCAAAAAAGGTGTCAGGTCGCGGGTTATGGGTGTTCCCCCGGAGGAGTTCGGGATTGAGCGCAACGCGCGGGACATCAAGACGTGCAATTACTGCTTTCACGAGGTCAACACCAAGACCGAGGCGGACCTGATCGCTGAGGGCTACGACGAACAGCAGATCAAGGCGCTTGGCGACTACACCGGGACGAACGACAGTGAACGCCTGGCCCGCGACAGCGTCGATGAGAGTTCGGGTGCTGGCGGCGATATCAACCCGGCAGCCCGCCTTGTAAAGATCACCGAGCATTACATCCGCCTGGATTACGAAGGCAAGGGCCGTCCGTGCCTGTACCAGGTCGTAACGGGTGGCGACCAGGGCGAAATCCTTCGGCGCGATGGCAAGGAGCATATCGAGCCTTACGACATGATCCCGTTCGCAACGACCACGCCGGTTCCGATCACGCATCGGTTCTTTGGCCGGTCCATTGCCGACTTGGTCATGGACATCCAGCGGATTAAGACCGCGCTGACCCGCGCGATGCTGGACAACATGTATTTGCATGTTAATCCGCGTGTGGAAATCGCGGAAAGCCATTCCGGCCCGAACACGATTGACGACTTGCTCGTCTCGCGTGCCGGCGGCGTCGTGCGGACCAAGACCCCAGGCGGCTTGCAGTGGCAGGTCGTCCCGAACATTACCGACTCGATCTATCCTGCCCTGCAATACATGGACGCCACCCGTGAGATGCGGACAGGCGTGACCAAGCAAGGGCAGGGCGTAGACGCCAACGCCTTGCAGAACCAATCCGCCACGGCGGTCAATCAGGTGTTCACGGCCTCGCAGGCCCGGATGAAACTGATTGCCCGTATTATGGCTGAGGGCGTGCGGGACATCTTCTCGCTGCTTCACGCCACGATCCGCAAGCACGGCGGACAGGCCGAGACGGTCAGGCTGCGCAATTCGTGGGTTCAGGTCGATCCGCGCAATTGGAAAACCCGCAACGACATGACGATTAATGTCGGGCTGGGCAACGGCGGCAAGGCCGAGCAGTTCGCGCAGACCATGGCGCTGGCCAATTTCCAAAAGGAATTGGTACTCGGCGGCAAGACCAACATCGTGGACGACGCCAAGCTATTCGCAACGGCGGCTGAGCTGGCCAAGATCATGGGCCACAAGTCCCCCGATAAGTTTTTCAACGACCCGAGCGCGAAAGACCCGCAGACCGGCCAGCCGATGCACCCGGCGCCGCCCCCGCCTGAAGATCCCAAGGTTACGCAAATCAAGATGCAGGCGGAATTGCAAAAGGCCGCCGATGAACGGAAGGGGCGAATTGAGACGCTGCAAGCGGAAGCCGACATTGCGACCAACCGCGAGAAGGTGAACGCTGACATTGCACTGAACCGCGACAAAGCTCAGATGCAGAAGGAATTGGCGGTTCTTCAGTTCAATCTTGATGAAGCTAGGGACCAGCGAGAGCATCAACTTAAAATGGCCCAGCTGAACGCCAAGCTTTCGGCCGACCGCGAAACGCATCAAATGAAGATTGAGCAGGGTGCATTCCAAATCGCTGCCGGCGCTGAGGCGCACGGTCAGAAGATGGAACAGAACAAGGCTGCGGCAGAAGCGAAGGGCGCCGAGTGATCGACGAGGTCAAGCTACGTCACGACGCGGCCCGCGCCGCCAAGGCCAAGACGCTCGCAAGCGATGAGCTTCTGGTTCAGGGCTTCGCCGATCTGGAATCCGCCTATATCGAGGCATGGCGCGCATCGCAGGCCACGGACACCGCAGGCCGGGAGAAGCTATTTATCGCGATTAACGTGGTCGGCAAGGTCAGACAGCACCTTGAGGCGATCATGGCGAACGGCAAGCTGGCCACGGCTGAGCTTGAGCAACTGACGAAGGAAGCCGAGCGCAAGAAGAGGTTTGGGATCATATGACCATCCGTAAGGTTCTGGCTATCCCCGGCACAACAAATAATGGCGTCGAGAAAGAAACTAAACGCCAGATAGACGAAGCGATGCGCCAATTATTCGATGAGGGATACCGGCGATTCCGGTTTGTCCGACTGCTCAACACTGGCGATGCGACGAGGATAGCGGCCTACGCCGCCTAACCAAGGAACAATATGTCTGACGATTTCAGCGCCCCTGTTGGCGACAGCGCGCCCGCGCCTGTCGTCATCACCCCGGCGGCAGATACCGGCGAAAACCTTTCAGTCTCACAGGCCGCCCGCGCGCTAGCCGCAGCAAGGCACAGGCCGAAGGAGCCGGCACCGAGCGCAGTAAATGATGCTGCTCGTGCGGCCATGGCGGGTGACGAAACCCCGCTAAACGAATTGTCCGATGAGGACAACGCTGCCCCGGTTGAAGAACCGGCTCTCAGCGAAGACGCCACGGAAGCCGAACCGGCAGAAACGCCGCCCATCGAGCCGCCGAGGTCTTGGACGAAGGAAGCGAAAGAACGATGGCAGTCCTTGCCTCGTGAGACGCAGGAATATCTTGCGGAACGCGAACAGGAACGTGATCGGGAAGTCCGCCGTAGTCAGAACGAAACCGCTGACAAGCTCAAGGGCCTAACCGCCAAAGAGCAAGCAGCGGAACAGGCAAGGCAGGAATACGAGGCCAAGCTACCGGCCATTATGCAGGCCCTTCAGGACGTAAATGCGGGTCAATTCTCGGACATCAAAACGATGGACGATGTTACCCGGATGGCGGCCGAGGACCCCTTCCGCAAGATCCAATGGGACGCCCACCAGCAGAAAATGCAGGCGGTCAATTGGGAATTGCAGCAGGCGGAAACCCGAAAGGCGCAAGAGAAGCAAACCAAATGGACGGAGTTCGTCCAGAAGGAAAACACTCTCTTCGTCGATAAGGTTCCGGAGGCGGATCGACCCAAACTCAAAGAGTTCATGGCGAACGCCCCTGCATTTCTGGAAGACCACGGATTCACGCAACAGGACCTGACTGACCTCGCGAGCGGCAAAGAGCGTGTTGCCGTTTACGACCATCGGTTTCAGTCACTCATCCTCGACGCGATGAAATACCGGGACATCCAGAAGGCCAAAACGGTAGCCGTCGCCAAGCCTGTCCCGCCTGTACAGCGGCCCGGCGTTGCCCGTCCCCAAGGGGCGGCGGCATCGGAAGCCCTCCAAGCCCTCGCAACAAAGTTCGAACGCACCGGAAGCCTCAAGGACGCTGCGGCTCTGCGCATAGCGCAGACCAAGGCCCAGGCCCGCCGGGCATAAAGGAAACACTTCCATGGCGACCCCCGAGAATACCCTCATCGCTCCGACCGCAGTTGGTAACCGCGAAGATCTGTCCGATATGATCTATCGGATCGACCCGACCGATACCCCGTTCATGTCCGGTATCGAGCGGGAGAAAGCGACCGCCATCAAACATGAATGGCAGACGCAGGCGCTGGCTTCCGTCGACACCTCAAACGCGGTGCTCGAAGGTGACGACGCCACGACCGACGCCATCACCGTGACCGTCCGCCTGGATAACCAGTGCCAGATTTCGGACAAGGTGGCGCGCGTTTCCGGCACTCAGCAGGCCGTCGATTCGGCCGGCCGCGATGACGAGCTTGCCTATCAGGAAATGCTCAAGGGCCTAGAACTGAAGCGTGACATGGAGTCGATCTTGGTCGGCACCAATCAGGCCAAGGTCACTGGCGCCTCAACTATCGCCCGCGTGACGGCATCGGTCCTGTCGTGGATCAAGACCAACACCAGCAAGCAGACCACGACCGGCACCTCTGGCGTCGATCCGGTTACCGCGACCGGCACCGGCACCCGCACGGACGGCACGCAGCGCGCTTTCAACGAAAGCCAGTTGAAGGCCGTTGTGCAGTCGATCTGGACGGCCGGCGGCAAGCCCGACACCGTCATGACGGGCGGCTTCAACAAGCAGGTGTTCTCGACCTTCACCGGCCGCGCCACTCAGACGGAAGACACCGGCAAGAAGAAGATCATCGCTTCTGTCGATGCCTACGAGTCCGACTTCGGCACGCTCAAGGTCGTGGCCAACCGCTTCCAGCGGGCGCGTGATGTGCTCGTGCTGGAGATGGACAAGTGGGCCATCGCCTTCTTGAACGGCCGCAAGATGGTCTCGATCCCGCTGGCCATTACGGGCGACTCGAAGCGCAAGCAGATCCTGTCGGAATACTGCCTCGTCTCGCGCAACGAGAAGGCATCTGGCGGCGTCTTCGACCTCACCACGAGCTGATGACGTTGGGCGCGGGGTAACAGCCGCGCCCATCCATCCCAACATAGGACCAACCATGTCTTCCGAAGGCAACGCTCCTACGAAGGAGCGCAAGATTGCTATTGTCGGCACGGCGCCATCCTCACGAAGCCTGGCACCATTGCACGATCCGACGTGGGAGATATGGGCGTGCTCTCCGGGTAATCAGAACCTGGGGCGCGTGGATCGATGGTACGAAATCCACGCGATAGACGCCGACTGGTCCGAATGCACGACCGAGCGCAAGATCGAATGGATCGAGTGGCTTCGGGACAAGCCCAATATCGTGATGGCCGAGAAGTATCCCGGCTTTCCCGGCTCGCGGGCCTATCCGATTGACAAACTGACGGCCGAGTTTGGCCCGTGGTTCTTCACCTCTACGCCATCCATGATGATGGCAGAGGCCATTTACGAAGGCGCCACGACTATCGGCGTGTTCGGCATCGATCTAGCGCAGGCGGATGAATACGCCTGCGAGCGGCCTGGATTCCAGTTTTGGATTCAGGAGGCGCAAAAGCGCGGCATTCAGGTTGTTGTCCCGGCCGAAAGTGACGTGGCCGAGCCAACGCCCGTGTACGGCATCAGTCTCGGCAGTCGCATGTCGCGCAAGATATTGGCGCGGCGCAGCGAGTTGCAGGGTCGCATTCAGAATCTCAGCCACACCATCAATACCTGCACCCAGGAAAAAACCCTCCTTGAGGGCGCCCTTCAAAACCTCGATTGGGTTCACAAGACCTGGGCGAGATAGGAGAACACAATGGCTTACCCGGAAAATTCCCCGTTCAATCAGGTTACGGTTTCTTCGGTCGGCGCCAATCTCACGAGCGGTAACAACGTCGCCGTTCGCGTGCCGTTCCGATCCAAACTCATGAAGACAGCGGTCTGTCTCGGCTCTGCGGCGGCTACGGCCAACGCATCCGTCGCCGTGTCGTATGTAAACGCCGGCTCCACCGTTGCGGTCAGCGTGCTTGGCTCCAGCGTCGTCACGGTCACGCAGTCCAACTCCTACGCCGGCCAGGTGTTTGAATCCACCCCGACCGCCGAAATCATCCTCGAAGAAGGCTCCGGCATCATGTTCGCCGTGACCGGATCGAGCACCAGCGGCGGCGCGGTCCAGTATTCGGCCGTTCTGCGCGAGGCGTAAGCATGAGCAATTTCATCAGCAAACAGCCGTCGTCAAGGCTGGGCGTTTCGGCCACGCACACGGTCGCTAGCTCGACCGTGGCGGCGGTTGTTTCGTCCGCGTTCGGAGCGCAGACCCGGCAGGTTCGCGTTGCCTTCCGGTCGGCCGTTGCTGGCGACGGGGCGCTCATCTCGATTGACGACGGAACGCCGACCATCTCGTCATCTGCCACCATGATCCCTGCCGGCACGCGGGAGTATTTCACGTGCAACCCCGGTCAGAAGATCGCGGTGACTGGCGCAACCACGACCAGCGCCGGCACACTCAGCGTTACCGAGTGTAGCTAATGCGGGTTTCCGACAAGGGCGTTGCCGCCTCCGCTCAAATGGATGGCGTGGCGCTTATCCCGCATTACGACGCGGCTGAGCGCAAGTTCGTGTTCGAGCGAGTTCAGGACGTTGAAGACATCCTGGAGAACAACAAGCGCCTTCGTGCCGAGCCGCAGAAAAGCGATTGGGGCCGACACATCGCCAGCATTCCGAACATCATCATGGAGCGTTGGTTAAACGAAGAGTTCGAGCGCGGGAACACGACCGTCCGCATGTTCAGCAAGGAATTTGACGAGATAGTTGCGAAAAAACTCCGCGATCCTGATTGGGCGTTCTTGAGGACCGATAAGTAATGGCCATCGGGACGTATGACGAATTGCAGGCGGCCGTTGCTAACTGGCTCGCCCGCAACGATCTGACCGACCGCATTCCCGAGTTCATCGTGCTTGCAGAGGCGAAGTTCAACCGCGAACTGCGCTGCATTCAAATGGAGCGGCGTTCTACTGCTTCGGTGGACTTGTCCAGCGACGAACCTGAGTTCATCACGCTTCCGAGCAACTTCCAGACCATGCGCCGCATTCGCCTGTCTAGCGTATCCGGTAAGCCCCGCCTGGAGTTCATGAGCGGCGCGCAGGCCGATGAGTTTCGGTATGGCATCGGCAATACAGCCGCGCAGCCGCGCTATTTCACGATGCTGGGCGATGAGATCGAACTTCTGCCAACGCCGGACCTCGCATACACGGTCGAGATGACCTATCGGTCTTACCTTACGCCGTTGTCCGATGCGGCGCCGACCAACTGGCTGCTAACGCTGGCGCCCGATGCGTACCTATACGGCGCATTGATGGAATCCGCACCGTACATGAAGGAAGACGCGCGGATCAATACATGGTCCGCTGGCCTGGGATTTGCGATGGACGGGCTGAACAATCTCTCCATGGAGCAAGCGAACGGCTCCGGCCCGCTGGTCATGCGCATCACGGGCAACGCGCAGTGATTTCCGTTAAGGGCAAGGCCAAGTCCTCCAGCATTTGCGCGGTTGTCAATCGTGCGGATGGCACGGTGCAGAACCTCGGCATGATCGCCTACTGGCACAAAAACCCCGTCATTTGCTGGCTTGTCAACCGCTACATCAAGATTAAAGAGAGGCTTCGCGCATGACTGCCAGGGTCCAAAACGCCGGCCTAGCCCGCATTACGGCGGCGCTTATTGCGCTCAACTGGTATCTCCAATGGGGCACAGGTTCGGGCGCTGCTGCGACTGCCAACGCCGTCACCACGACCACCACGACCGAGGCGCGCACGCTTGCCGTTGCTTCACAGGCCACCACGACCGTCACCAACGACAAGATGGTCCTGACCGGCACGATCACGGCTGCGGGCGCCAGAGCCATTACAGAGGTCGGCGCGTTCGATGCGACCGGCGCCGGCTCGCCCCCGACCGGCGGGAATATGGACATCTATGGCGACTTTTCCGTCATCAACCTTGCCACGGGCGACTCCATCGCGTTCACGATTAATACGACGTTCTCCTGAATGGCAAAAATTTATAACTTGGCCCGGGTTGCTTCTGCAACGGCCGGGACGGGCACTCTTACGCTTGGTTCGGCGGTTGCGCCGTTCCTGACGTTCGCAGAGGCCGGCGTGGCCGATGGCGATACGGTGTATTATTCCATCATTGATGGAACGGCAGACAGCGAAATCGGGATTGGCACCTACACGTCGTCTGGCACGACGCTATCACGCGATACGGTGCTGCGGTCTACGGGCGCGGGCAATACCGCAAAGATCAGTTGCTCCGGCAATCAGCAGGTTGCCATCGTCTATGCCGGATCGAGCGTTCGTGAGCGTCTTACCGGAAACCTGACGCTGTACGTCCGCACGGACGGTTCTGATTCCAACAACGGACGGGCTAACACGGCGGGTGGGGCGTTTCTCACGCTCCAGAAAGCCTACGACGTTATCACGTCCGACTTTGATTTGGGCGGCTATAACATCACCGTCCAGATCGCGGACGGCACGTACACGGCCGGCTTGACGACTGCGCAGCCATGGACCGGCGGCGGAACGGTCATCTTCCAGGGCAACAACGGCACGCCCGCGAACGTGGTTATTAGCACCACAAGCGCCAACTGTTTCACGGTCGGAGCGCCGATCCCAGGCACGCTCCGCATCATCGACATGAAGTTGCAAACGACCACTAGCGGTTCGGGCATCGTGGTCAATTCGGTCGGCTATGTTGAATATGGAAACCTGAACTTCGGGGCTATGCCGACGTTCCATGTTCAGGCTGTCGGGACCGGGGCCTACGCCAGAGGCATCTCGGCATACACGATTTCTGGGGGCGCCACCTATCATTGGGTGTCGTCCAGCAACGCATTCCTTGTCGATCAAAGCAAGACAATCACCATCACGGGCACCCCGGCATTCGGCACAGCGTTCGCCTACTCGACGCGCGGCGGGGCCATGACGGTCAACGCTAATACTTTCAGCGGGTCCGCGACGGGGTCGCGCTATTTAGCGGAATCCAACGGAATTATTTTCACGAATGGCGGTGGTGCCACGTACCTGGCTGGTGACGCGGCTGGATCAACAACTACCGGCGGCCAATACGTTTAAAGGATATCGGATGCACGGTCTTATTGATGCTGTCACTGATCACGGCGCTATTGGAGATGGCGTGGCAGACGATACCGCCGCGTGGCAGGCCGCTATCGCGGCTGCGGAGGCGGTTGGCGGCATTGCGTTCGGCATCGGAACGTTCCGCATCACGTCGCCGCTCCTGATTTCGTCGCACGTCAAGGTTATGGGTGGAGGCTACCAGAGCGACGACGGGACCGGTTATCGCGGTGTAGGGTTTCAGCCGACGCCCGTTGCGGCATTGCGCGGCACGACGTTCCTGCCGGAGGACTGTGATTGCTTCGTTGCAGTGTCCGACAAGTCGGTTCAATTTGAGTCGTTCCAGATCAGCTACACACTGACCGACCCGTCGCCTCCGGGAACGAACCGGATAGGCATCCAGATTTCGGCTCCTGCTGGCGACCGCATCGTCAACATGCACTCGGTTATTCGAGACGTGACGATCACGCGCGCCGATATAAGCGTGAAGCTGACGAACTGCCTGGAATTTCGTGTCGACAACTGCAACACGATGTATAACCGCAAGGGCGGGATTTGGGTGACGGGTTCAGCCATCCCCTATGCTGGCGATTCCACCATATGTAACAGCACTTCATGGGGCAGCGTCGCTTGGCACTACCTCTTGGAGGTTCATGGCGGGCTGCGCGTCGTCAACAACAAACTGAACGTAGGCAAGCCGAACGTTTCCAGCGGCATCCTCATTCAGCCAAACACGCCAGTTGGGGGCCACGTAGAGCCTCTGATCATCGCCAACAATTCCCTTGAGGGTCAGACCAACGGTATCACCTTCAATAAGGGGCCGGGTTCTGACTCCGACGCAACACAAATCGTGATTGGCTCAAATCAGATTTGGTCCGGTCGGCATGCCATTCGTGCGAATGCCGATACGACTGGCGGGCCGATGTGGATTCGCGGCATGACGGTCACCGGGAACGTTCTCTGCGTGAACGGCGGCGACGGTTGCGAGAATATCCACCTCGATGGCGTGGGCGACACAGCGATTGTAGGCAACCTGTTCGCCACCGCCGGACAAGGCGCATCTACGGCAATCGTCAAGGGCGCCAACACGACGAACATTAAGGCGACTGGAAACGTGGCCACCGGCTCTCCCGGATCGGTGGTAACTCTCGTTGAGCCGTAGTCATTCCGCGACGATAGGAAGCTTAAACCCTGTATCGGCCTCACGCTGAATGTTTTTCGCCCACTGTATGCCCAGCGCGGCAAGACGCTCTTTTGTTACGGTCTCATCAAACTTCGCGCTCTCGAAATCTTCATGCATCCGGTCTGACATAAGCCTGAGTCTGACGGCGGGATCGGTGGGGTTCATTTCGGCCATCTAAGTCTCCCAGAGTTGAGGTGGCATAATGCCGGGATTTGGAGCGGTTGGCGAGCTTGCGGTTGGTCAACATAGCTCCGGAGCCCGATATTTTCAAACTGTGACGGTTGGGTGCTCAGCCACGGTCGCAATCTCCACCCCTCGCACGGTGGTCCAGACGGTCGCGGCGACGTGTGCCGGAGCTGTGGTTCTAGCGAGGGATATCAGCTTTTCGGTCGCTGTCGCGTGCCTCGGAACGGTCGCGGCGGTCAAGGCCGTATCATTCGCCGTCGCGGTTGCGTGCGCCAGCGCCGTTACGGTTTCCACCCCTCGCACGGTCGTCCAGTCGATCATCGCGACATGCGCCACTAGCGTCTCCGTCGTGAAACGGGCGGACAAGATTATCGGCCTGACGTGCTCCAGTTTCCTCGCGTTCTTCCGTGAGTATTGGACCCAGGGAACATCGCAAGACGAAAGCTGGACCGAGCGTAGCGCGAGCGACGAGACGTGGACAGCCAAGACCAAGGCGAACGAAGCTTGGACCGAAAGAACCGCCGCCGATGAAACATGGACTGAACGCACCAAGGATAGCGAGGGCTGGAACTAAATGCCCCTGAACCCTTGGGGCGAGTACCGGCCTGACGTGTCGGACTACGAAGGAAAGACCAGCAAGAACATCCTGAACGTCATTCCCCAAGGGGACGGCTATGCGCCGTTCCCGGACTTCGCAAACCTCACAGCGGCCCTGCCTGCCCCATGTCGCGGCGGGTTCTATGCCCTTAAATCCGATGGGTCTGTTGCTACGTTCGGCGCGACGGTCGATAGGCTTTACCTGCTGAACAACACGGACCAGACTTGGGTCCCGGTTTCAAAGGTCGCGGCGGTCTCGTCGATCACGCAAGCCGACCCTGCGGTAGTCAACTACACGGGCCATCCGTTCGCCGCCAACGATCCCGTCGTGTTTTCGACAGACGGCGCGCTGCCGGAAGGTCTGACGGCCGGCACCGTCTATTACGTCATGTCCACCGGCCTGACGGCCAATGCGTTCCAGGTGTCCGAGACGGTCGGCGGCGCTGCTGTGGAGACGACGGACGCCGGTTCCGGCACGCACTCTGTCACGGCGGATTATTCGGACCTCTCTTCGACCGCGCTGTGGCAGTTCGTACAGTTCAATAGTCTTGTAATCGCCGTGCAGGCTAACGCGGCTCCGCAAGTCTATGACCTGTCGTCCGCGTCCGCGTTCGTAAATCTGGCCGGCTCGCCGCCCCAGGCCGCATATGTCAGCGTAGTTGGCCGATTTGTCGTTCTGTCGGGCCTGCTGTCTACGCCGTTCCGCATTCAATGGTCCGGCCTGAATAGCGTCAATGGGTCCGACTCTTGGACCTCTGGCGTTAATTCGTCCGACTATCAAGACCTGCCGGACGGCGGCATTGTTCGCGGCGTGGCTGGCGGTGAGTACGGAACGATCTTCCAAGACCAGGCCATTCGTCGCATGACGTATGCGCCGGGGTCTGCGGTAATCTTCCAGATCGAGCGCATCGCGGAGCAAAAGGGCCTATTCGCTCCGTACAGCGTGGTCCGGTCTGGCGATAGAATCTTTTTCTTCTCGGCGAAGGGATTCCACAAGATCGAGCCGGGCGGCCTCCCGGTACAGATCGGTCGCGAGAGAGTTGACCGCACGTTCTTTTCCGACTTGGACAAGGCAAGTCCGCAACTGTTCATGGGCGCGGCCGATCCGCGATCCTCTCGGGTCTATTGGGCCTACAAGTCATCCTCCGGTACGGCGGGACTCTACGACAAGATCATAGGGTACGACGATGCACTAGACAGATTTTTCCCCGTCATGATGACAGGTGAATATCTGTTGGGCGTCTCGCAAGCCGGCCTCACATTGGAAAGCCTTGACGCCATTTCAGGCTCAATCGATGCGCTGGTGTCGTCGCTCGATAGCTACTCGACATCGGTTACTCCAGAGATCGCGCAGTTCAGCAGCGAACACAAACTCGGGTTCTTCCGGGGCTCGAACTTGGAAGCAACCTGCGAATCCGCAGAGGTCGGCACGGACGGGGAACGGATATTCATTCGCGGGTTCCGGCCCATCACGGATGCGGCGACGCTGTACGGCTCTTGTTCGTCGCGAGAAACACAGCAGCAAGCGACTACGGCTGGGTCTGAGGTGCTTATCAATTCCAGAACCGGCCGCGTCGATCTACGCAAGTCCACACGGTATTCGCGGTTTAAGGCGCGCATCCCGGCCGGCACGACATGGACATTCACGGCGGGCGTTGAGCCGGACCTGACGACCGAGGGCGCGCAATGACCGCCACAGTCGTCAACAAAGACGAGAAAGACCTAACCAAGTTCGCGTTTGCGATCAATCAGCTTGCGGAAGGTCGTTCAAACGCGGTCGGCACGTTCACGCTAACGACGGGCTCCACCACCACGACCGTAACGGCGATCAACTGCGGCGCGGATTCCGTACCGCTCTGGGTGCCCACGACCTCGAATGCCGCTGCCGCCGTGGCAAGCACATTCATTGCCAGCGTGTCCGCCGGATCGTTCACCGTCACGCACGCCAGCAACGGGCAGACGGATCGCACATTCGGGTTTGTCTGTCTTGGCTGACCTCGTTTGCGTCGATCCCAAGCACGTCAACGAGGCATGGCCGCACGTAAAGCACCTCATTCAACGCGCGATCAGCCGGACGGACCTTAGCTGCTTCTGCGATGTCGAGGATGAAATTCTAAACGGCGACGGCCTTCTATGGATCGTATGGGACGGCAAGAAAGTCCTTTGCGCCGCGACGACCTCACTAACGAGAACCGAACACAGCAAGGTTTGCACCCTGACCGCATGCGGCGGTGAGGACATGAACCAATGGCTTCCGTTGTTCTCGCAGATCGAAGCATACGCCAAGGCCGAGAATTGCGCAGCCGTCCGCATCTACGGGCGCAAGGGCTGGCAGCGCGTTCTTGAAGGCTACCACGTCAAGCACGTCATACTTGAGAGGCCACTATAATGGGCGGCAAGAGCGAAACCACGCAGTCGCAGTCTTCGCAGACGGAGCCGTGGGCTCCCGCGAAAGCCGCGATGAAGGGCATTCTCGGCCAGCTTAATCCGATGATTCAGGATGTCGGCTTGACCGGCGCTCAGACCGGAGCAATTGACCAGCTCCAGCAGAACGCACAGCAGGGTAATCCGTTCGCGGATCAGATCGGCGCATACGTCAAGAACATGCTCGGCGGCGGCGGCGCGAACGATCAGGCCGGGAATATCTCGGGCAATCTCTCGACGTACCAGAACCAGCTTACGCCGTATGCCAACGGGTCGATGGTCGGAAAGAACCCGGCGCTACAGGCCCAACTCGACACGATCATGTCGGACGTTGGCAATAACATCAACAGCCAGTTCGCGGCGGCCGGCCGCGATATGTCGGGCGCAAATCAGCAGGCATATGGGCGCGGCGTTGCTCAGGGCATCGCCCCGGTTCTGGCCAATCAATACAATCAGGACGTATCGAACCAGATCAACGCGGCCGGCGCGCTGTACGGGGCGGGGAACACGTCTGCGGGCCTGCTGTCCGCACTGACCCAACAGGGCAATATCAATCAGGGCGCGGGCGTAGAGGCGTCTCAGGCCGCGCTTGATGCTCAGAATTATGCCCCGGCCCAGATGCTCCAGCTTGAGCAGTTGAAGAAATCGCTCCCGGCGGAAACGCTCGGGCTTCTGGCGCAGATTGGCATTCCGATTGCGGGCCTTGGTGGCGAGTCCACTGGCCAGTCGCGAGGCACGCAGAAAATGTCCGGCGCGCAGCAATTCGCGACGATCACGGGCGGCATAAAGAACCTCATGCCGTCGTCTCCGATTAGCTTTGGGGGCTGAATAAATGAGCGGTGGCCTTTTCGACGCCCTCCAATTCAATACCGGCGGCTATGGTGGCACGCAAGGCGGGTTGTTGGACATGCTGCGCATGTTCCAGCAGCAGCAGGACGTGAAGCCGAGCGCGGGCTTCACTTACGGGGCGAGCGAGTTCAACCCGATTGATGCGGCGGGCCAGTCTCAGCAGCAGGCCGCCGCTATTCCGCAGAACGCGCAGCCCGCACAGGGCCAGATGCCGGCGCAGATGCCGCAGCAGCCGGAAGGTCCGAACCGGCTCATGACGGGCCTTGAAGGGTTCATCAACAACGCGCACACGGGGCCGATTGGTGCGATCCTTGGCGGCATTGGCGGCGCTGTATCTGGTCAGAGCGCGAGCGCAAACCGCAATCAGACCCAACAGCTTCTTATCCAGAAGGGGCTTGATCCCGGCATTGCCAAGATGGTCACGCAAAACCCGGAACTGCTAAAGGCCGTTCTTCCGCAGATCATGGGGACGGCTGGCCAGACTGATGACATCAGGGAATATAAATTCGCAAAGACGGAAGACCCGTCGCTGACGTTTGAAAAGTTCATGGCGCGCAAGAAGTCCGTCACGGGCGAGTATGGATTAACCCCAATTTGGGGCACGGGACCAGACGGCAAGCCGGCATACATTCAGCCTGGCAAGAGCGGTGACGCGCGACTCGCGACGCTCCCCGAGGGGTTCAATATCGCTCGCGACCCAATCAAGGTAGACGCGGTAACGCATTTTATTTTGCTTGACCCGCAGACGCGACAGCCGGTCGGCCAAGTACCCAAGGACATTGCCGGCAAGGAAGCCGCAGAGGAAGTCGGCAAGGCTCGGGGACAGGCCCAAGTCAATCTGCCAAACGTCATTGCTAACGCCGAACAAACTTTGAGCGTGATCGACAGCATCAAGAACGATCCGAACCGAGAACGGGGCACGGGCGTGTCCTCGCTGTTCAATACCGTCCCGGGCACTCGCGGTTTCGACTTTGCCCAAAAGGTTGAACAGCTCAAGGGCAAGACGTTCCTTGAGGCGTTCCAGGCTCTCAAGGGTGGCGGTGCCATCACTGAGATTGAAGGCAAGAAAGCCGAGAACGCCATCGCGCGGCTGAACGTAGCGCAATCCGAAGGCGAGTTCGTGAAGGCCCTCGATGAGCTTCGCGACGTTGTGGTGGCTGGCATGGGCAGGGCGCGGACCAGGGCGGGCCAAGCGGCCCCTGTCGCGGCTCCAGCTTCCGATACCGGCTGGACTGATTTAGGCGGCGGCGTCCGCATCCGTGAGAGGCGCTGATGCCCGTCTTTGAAGTAGAGGCCAACGGCAAGATTTACGAGGTCGAGGCGCCGGACCAGCAAGCGGCGCTGTCTGCCCTGAAAGTTGCGCCCACTTCGATGCCAGCCGCCACGCCCGAGCCCGACGTTTCAATCATGGGCGACATGGCGAAGTCCGGTGGTATCGGCCTTGTCAAAGGCGGCCTCGGGATGCTCGGCGCTCCTGGCGACATGGGGTCGCTCGCGTCTGGTGCATTTGATGCCGTGACCGGGGCGCTTGGCGCCGACTCCGGCAAGGTTCAGCAGTTCAAGGATATGGCACGCATGGCCACGAAGGCCGTGCCGATGCTGGCTCCGTTCGCGGGTCCGACCTCCCAGGATCTGCAAAAGACGGTCGAAGGCGTGACTGGCGATTTCTACAAGCCGCAAACCATGGCTGGGGAGTACGCGCAGACCGCAGGCGAGTTCGCCCCGGCAATGATCGGTGGTCCCGGTGGTGTCGGCTCTAAACTGCTTTCGCGCGTTGCCGCCCCGGCGCTGGCAAGCGAGACGGCAGGGCAGATCACTAAGGGCACTGAATTTGAGCCTTACGCTCGGGTGGCGGGTGCGTTGGCCGGCGGTGCGGGTGCTGCAAAGCTGATGGCGCCGAAGGCTGCGGCGGTCGCTAGTGTCGATGAACTGTCCGACGCGGCAAGCTCGGCCTACAAAGCGCCGGAAGTGAAGGCTCTCGCCATCAACCCCGCATCGACCAAGGCGGCGTCCGGCTCGATCAAACAAACGCTATACGGGGAAGGTTTCGACGAGAACGTGGCGCCCATGACGTTCGCGCTGGTCAAGAGGCTTGAAAATCCTGTCGGGAATACTGCCAACGTCGCGGACATCGACAATATCCGAAAGGTGCTCAATAAGATCAACGGCAATTTCGCGCAGCCGATAGAGCAGGGCGCCGCGCGTAAGGCCATCGAGGGCATAGACGACTACTTGGCCAACATCAAAAAGCCGGACGTGATCGCGGGCGATGCTATGGCGGCATCAAAGACCCTAAAGGAAGCCCGAGCAAACTCCGCAGCAAAGTTCCGGCTAGAGCGCGTCGAAGGCGCGGAGTATCGCGGCGAACTCAATGCGGCGTCAGCCCATTCTGGCCAGAACACCAACAACGCGACTCGACAGGCAATCAAGTCCATTCTGCTCAGCCCGTCGAAGCGTCGCGGGTTCAATGACGAAGAAATCGCGCAGATGGAAAAGGTGGTCAAGGGCACGGCCACTGGCAACGCCATGCGCGCGGTTGGTAAGGTCCTTTCCACCTCTGGGATGCAGGGTGGCTTGGTTGCTGGCGGCAGTATCGTGGCGGCGCCGGCAACGGCCGGTCTTTCGCTGGCTCTGCCGGTCGCTGGCTATGCAGCTCAGAAGCTCGGGGACAAATCGACCGCTGACGCGATCAAAGAGTTGCGCCGGCTCATTGCCAGTCGGTCGCCTCTTGCTGCGCAGATGGCGGCGCAAAACCCGCAAGCTGTGAAGCAGCTCGGCCCGGCGTCAACCGGCGCTCTGGCGGCTCTGATTGCGGCTGATCCGTCGCTGACGAACCCGTTGAATGCAGTAAGTCAGAGCAACCGTTAGCCCGTAAGCCGCGCCAACTCCGAACAACGATGCGACAAAGCCATTCGGCGTCCACTTCCAATAAATGTTGGAAGAAATGACGGCGAAGATAATTGAGCACTGAAAGAGCAGCCACATGGGTTTGGTCGATCAAATCATTGGGGTTGAAAGCGGAGGGAATCCAAACGCCACCAATCCACGCTCGTCGGCGACGGGAGCCGGTCAATTCCTGGCGTCAACCTGGATTGATACGCTCGCAAAGCACCGCCCCGATTTGGCGGGTTCGATGGGCAAAGACGAACTTCTGGCACTGCGGAACGATCCCCAACTGTCGCGGGCCATGACGGAGGCCTACGCGGCGGATAACGGCGCAATTCTATCAGGTGCCGGGCTTCCCGTCACGCCGACAAACACCTATTTGGCGCACTTCGCCGGCCCCCAGGGGGCGGTAAAGGTGCTCAGCGCAGACCCAAGCACCTCGGTCGAAAGCATCCTCGGATTGAAGGTGGTCGAGGCCAACCCGTTCCTGAGAGGCATGAAGGCCGCCGATTTGCAGGCTTGGGCGGCCCGGAAGATGGGCGGGGCTCAATCGGCCCCCCAGGTCAGCCCCCAGCCTCGTCCGGTGGTGAGTCAACAAGTCGCAGCCGTACAGCCGCCTATCCAGGTGCCGCAGGCCCCTCCGATTTTCGCCAGCGCGCCACGGTCGGCCGCGCCGCCCCAGGCGGCTCCTATGGCCGCTCCCGAGCAAATGCAGGCGCCGCCGATCTTTGCCCCACCTCGGAAACCAATCGACCTATCCCGGCTCAAAGCCGCCCTCGAAGCCCGCCAATCCGGCGGGTTTTTTAATGGCAGAGGCACCGTATGACTTTCTACAAATGGTCTAAGACGGCGGCGACCAATTCCAGCGCCGACGCCACGATCAATTGGGCGGAAGGCCAGCCCCCGTCTTCGGTGAACGACTCCGGGCGCGCCATGATGGCGGCCACTGCGAAGTGGCGCGATGACATCTCTGGCACGATCACCACGGGCGGGACGAGCACTGCCTATACGGTAACGACAAATCAAGGGTTTACGACGGCCGCGCTAATGTCCGGCGCGCTGATTTGTTTCATTCCACATACCGACAGCGGCGCATCTCCGACCCTGGCTGTGGATGGACTGACAGCGCGGGCCATCAATGTCTCGACCGGAGTTGCCGTTCCAACGGCAGCACTCAAGTCCGGCACGCCGTATTGCGTCACGTATATTCATGCCACGACCGAATTTATCATGGTCGGCGCGCTGAACAAAACGCTGCTTACGGCCCTCGATATCATCAACGGCACGTCACTCACGGCGCCGGCCGTAGACGACACGCTGCCGATTTACGATCTGGACGCGACGGCGAACAAGCGCATTCTGCTGTCCGACTTCTTCAAGGTCATTAACGGGCTGACCGCCGATGCCACCCCGTCTGCGGCTAATGATTATGCCTTAACCTACGACGCTTCAGCCGGAGCAGCCAAAAAGGTTCTGCTGCAAAACATGCCAAGCGCGCTGCCGCGTGGCTACATTGACGGCTGCATTGTCTCCAACGGCACGGACGCAACAAACGATATTAACATCTCGGCTGGCGTCTGCCGCGACAGCACCAACGCTGTGAACATCACGGTTGCGGCAATGTCCGGCAAGCAGCTTGACGCCAATTGGGCGCCGGGCGCTGCGGCAGGGATGCGTAATTCCGCAGCCGGCATTACGGATACATGCTATCATATCTACGCTGTGGCAAAAGCGGACGGCACGCAGGATATTTATGCCCATACGAGCCTGACTGTCGCGACGGTAATTACTGCGCTTCAGGCCGAGACAGGCGGCGGAAGTTATGTTTACGCCCGGCGCATCGGGTCTATCACGCGCTCATCGAGTGCTATCCTCGCCTTCACGCAGCTAGGCGATCAAGTCCTCTGGACAACGCCAATTCTGGACGTGGCCGGGAACATCGGAACGACTTCCTCGCTGCACGCACTGAGTGTTCCGGCCGGCTTGAAGATTGTGCCGATTATAAACGCGATCATCGATAGCGGCAACGTTACGATCTATCTTTCGTCGCCGGATCAGTTGGACAATGCGCCGGGTCTTACGACATTTTGGACCCTGTTCGGGAACGCTCAGTATAACGGCGCTGGGGCAGTTTCGCCGTTGCGCACGGACACCAGCCGGCAAATTCGCGCTCGCTCAACTGCCGCTGCCACTCCGATACGCATTCTCACGCTGGGATACTTCGATCAGCGCGGCAAGGACTCGTGATTATCGTTCGTGCGCCAGCAACGCGTCCATCATCGCGTCGAGAAACTTCAAACCGTTCTCGTCAACGCCGTCCATCTCAATGACGGGCTTGGTCGGCATCTGCCGGCCGAGTTCGTTGACCAGCATTGCAAAGCGTTCCGGGTCGAGGTCGCGCGCTAGATCGCGGAACGTGATCGACAAGGGCATCGTGGGCAGTCCCATTTATGCGCTCCATGCGAGATAAGTTACGGCGTGGCTCAAGGCGAACACGGCGAGAAACCCGAATAGCAGCTTAAAATTCGGAATGCCTTCTGTTGAATATCGGTCACTGAACGCAACGAAGGCGCCGATAGCGATCATGTTTAGGCCAATGCCGAGCGCGGCAATCAAAGCAGTCATGGCTAAGTCCTGGGAATGGCGTTCACGCGGCGAACACTAGCCCCGGAACCGACCGCCCGCAACTCCCACGAGAGGTTTTATGCGGCTCCTTACCGCCATTGCGGCTCTATGCCTGGCGCTCCCAGCCATGGCCCAAGAGCATCACCACCCGCCCGAACACGCGGAAATTCACGATAAATTCTATTCCTCTTGGGAAAGGCCAGACCAGCCCGGCATTTCTTGCTGCAACAAGCAGGATTGCGCCCCGGCCGAGGCCCGCATGGTTGGCGGCCAGTGGCAGGCCCGGCACATCGGGCAGGCTACATGGTTGCCCATACCCGAATCCAAGATCGAGCGCCGCCGGGACTCCCCGGATGGCCGGAACCACCTATGCGCCATGTCGGGGATGGTTTTTTGCTTCGTGACTGGCGCGGGGATTTAGCCATGGAACCCGTCAAGAAATACGGCCGGCTCGCACTGGCCGGCCTTGTCCTGTCTCACAAGGTCATCGGGGCATTTTGCCAGGAATACCCATCCGCAACGACTTGGCTGATTTACGCGATGGCCCTTGGCCTCGTGGTCATGAGGTTCATCTGATGCAAATCAACGCCGCCGGTCTCGCCATCGTCAAAGCCTTCGAGGGCTGTCTAAAGAAGCTGCCGAACGGCAATTTCACGACGTATTACTGCCCCGCAAACGTGCTGACCATTGGCTACGGCCACACGAATCTTGCCGGCGTGTTGCCCAAGATCGCGCCCGGCATCGTCTGGACGCAAGCAGATTGCGACAACGCACTGCGCAACGACATGGGCAAATTCGAGCGCCATGTCATGAAAATGGCGCCGGAGGTCAAAGACCCCAACCAGTTCGCGGCGCTGGTGTCGTTTTCGTTCAATACCGGAGGCCCGGCCAGTTCGTCCGTCTGGAAATACGCCAGGGCCGGCAATAAGGCCGAAACCCGCGTTCGTCTGTCTCGATGGAATAAGGGCGGGGGCAGGGTGCTCAATGGCTTGGTCCGCCGCAGAGAGGCGGAGGCAGACCTGTTTGACGGCAAGGTCGATGAGGCGCTGAGAACCGCTGGCGTCGCCCGTGGCACGCTTCCCATGCCGCAGCGCGCCGATACGCCGAAACCGCCGGCAAGCACTGTGGCGAAGGCCGCGCGCAAGGAGGCGGCCGGCGCCGCGATAGGCACGGCAACCGCCGGCACCACGGAACAGCAAGCGTCTCCGGTCGGCAAATCTCTCATCGAATGGACGCTTATCGGCGCGGGCGTCGCCATCGCTTTGGTTTGCGTCTTTTTGGCCGCCAAGAAGATTAAGGCTCTGAAAGAGGATTGGGCATGACCGAGAAACTTAAGGCGCTCGGCGCATGGCTGTACGAGTGGGTCACGGTTATCACGGCCACCATCGTTGGCGGCATGGCAACTGTTTTCGAGGTGCTGGACGCATTCGGCGCGGTCGATTTGACGCCGCTCTTGCCGCCAGAACACGCGGCCAAGATCATCACCATCATAGCTATCGCGAAGGGGCTGGCCGCGTGGTTGTCCGGGAAGAAGGCGAACGAACCGGATGACCCAGACTATAGCGCGGACGTGTAGCCATGTGGGCGCTGATCTTCAAATTTCTATCCGGCCCGCTGCTTGGCAAGCTGGTGGATGGCTATAAGGCCAAACTCGAATCCGGCAACACATCGGAGCGCATCGCGGCCGATCTTGCAGGGCGCGAACTCGCGGTTCAACAGGCCGAAATTCAGGCGCAGACGCAATTGCGTATCGCGCAAATCGGCCACTGGTACACCCCGGAGAACTTGGCCGCTTACATCTTCGTGGCGTATCTCGGCAAGGTCGTCATCTACGACGTGATGCTTGGCCTCGGAACGACCGACGCTATCCGTGGCAATGTCGGGGAATGGCTTGGTCTGATTGCCATGTTTCTGTTCGGCAAGAGAGGAATAGAAAACGTTGCGCGGATCTTGAAGCGGTGAATGTCGTTATTCTTGTGTGCGACCTTTACGTTGCGGCTCTATCGTCTTGCACTGAACGAAGCGCGGTAGCGATATTTGAAGCAGCGCCGTCGCAGGTCGCCCGCGTGATTGACACCTACATTACCCCTCGTGACACGTCCTATCGTGAGCGGATCAAAGTATTGCGGAAGTTTAGGAGTGCGGGTCGCCCGGTGGATTGCAGCCGCCGAACGACCCCGATCAACCCACAGGTCAACCGCATCATGAAGGGCATAGACTCCATGAAGGC